GTCTACTATTGTGGATTCGAAGAATCTGTCTGAATATGGCTCATAAAATAATGTCTTCGGTATTGGTTCGTCAATATAGGTGTCGCATTCACCAAACATATATGAACCATATATATACCGTTCTTCCGCTTTTTCAGCATTTACAGCGTCCATAATCTTTTCATGAGCTTCTTTACCATACAGTTCTTTAAGCTTTCTCTGATAGTCTTTATAAGACTGGTCGACTAACGCGTATGCACTCATTAACGAAGCCTGTGACCTTTTTGTAAGCATATTTGACCCAGCGATGCAAGCTAACGTAGATACGCCTATTACAATTGGTGGCAAATAAACCGGAATAAGAGTTTTCACTTTGTCTTTTGTACTTAATTCCTCGTCATCTTCAGCTCTTTTTTGAGATAACAATTCGCTCGCTCTTACCGTAGCATGTGCGGTAGCTACTGCCGTAATGACAACACCGGTCATACCGATTACTGTTAGAATTGTTGATGAATTCTTTTGTAAGAACATTTTTGCATTCATTCAAATCTCCCTTCTTTGCAAAAAGAAAAGACCCGATGAATCTCATCGAGTCCTCTTAAAAAACTTTATTTTTTTCTGTTAACAAGCCATTTTGCAAGCAATACTATAAATACCACACATACTATAACATCACCAAACACCAAGATGCCAGCTACCCCCAAGGCAGCAACACCGGCAATGACGATTGCTATTAATATTGCAGCTATAATAAATAATATTGTTATAAGTATCATATTAACATCCTCCTTTATGTTTTCTCATTAAAGGAGTTGTAAAATGTGCGAAAATGGGTTTTATTTTGACAAACGGTCGATTAACTCCTGGTCACTCTTTTCACAAACAACATCGACGTAACCTTTGTCAACGTTTGTACAGACATATACCGAATATTTTTTATCTTCGGTAAAGAATCGAATGGATCGCACGCCATCGCTGTTTGTGGTATCCATTTGTTCATAAGTGAATCCTAAATTTTTGCATTCTTCGATGTATTTTTCACCTTCATCCGCTGTAAATCCGTTGATACGAAAACTGTATGAATCACCACCATCTGGCGTGATTATAGACATCTGTCCATTAGCAAATATATCTTTAGGGTCCGGAATCATATCTGCGTATCTAATATCATCCGAAGACTTTACTTCGCTAGCAGGCTCCTCACTCTCGACCTCACTAGCTTTGTCTTTGTCTTCCTGAGCCTCCACTTTAGTTGGCTCATCCTTTACTTCTGAATTTGTTGTGTTGCTGGAACATCCAGCTAATAGCAATGTAGTAGCTATCATTGCAACGAGTACCTTTTTTTTCATCACTTTTCTCCTTTCGATTAATAAAATCATATTTATTATACTATAATGACAATAAAGTCACAATAGACAAACTTAGTTAAACGTGTTACGATGGTGTTGAACTTAATAAAAAGGAGGTAACAATATGACAGAACAAGAAGCAGATATTTTTATTGAAGAGATGGAACCAATTGGCGATATCTGGACAAAAGAAGACCTTATGACAAGTAGCTATTATCAAATGTCACTTGCTGACGCTATTCGTAGTCGAAAGAATGCCGTTCACATGTATCTTCTTAGTATGGTCGAAGCTAGAATAAGAGAACAAGATTAAATATTTCTCCTATCAAAGCATGTTTCCCATCTCTGGCGCGGTATGGGTTTTATTTTTAGCGCCCACATTATTTGACGTATTGATACTGTAGGATATAACCCATCTTTACATTCCCCAGCACGTTCGTCAAAAAACTTCTTAAATTTTGGATGCAAATATAACATGTCTACCAGGAATGGGTCTATATCAGTCCAATACGTATGCTTAGTTTGTTTGACATACCGTTGTTGAATGACCGCTAGTCCCTTAGCTCCTATTAAATATAATGTACACCGGTTATATACCGGGTGATTACATTCATAAACGCATCCGTACATATTTGAATATTCTTTTGGTTTTGTATAATGATATCTCATATAATTATCCACTATAACAAAAGAAAGAGCCCTCAAAAGCTCTTTCCCTTAATGTTACTTTGTCCATATTACCCGTTTTTCTTTTTTTCTCTTTTTTCCATCAAAATATACTATCGTAATTTTCTTCTTTTTCACATTATCACCTCCCGTATTTGGTGAGGTTTATTCTATCACACATTTTTATAAGTTCAAGTCTTGACAAATACAAAACAAAGGAGTCAATGATTTTTCACCGACCCCAATGTTTCTAAAACTTGGTATACGCTATTAATCGTCAAAGTAAATTTCATACATACCAGTTTTTATGTTATCTAAAATATTGAACGAAAGCGTAGTATCTTCAAAATTAATAAATAAGCCATAAATATCACTGCCATAATCAGCAAGTTTAGTAATGGCGTTTCCATCTGGATCCACTACAGTAACTCCCCAAGTATGAGCGTTTTCTAAAAAATTGATTTTGAAGGTGCATAACTCATCATTCACTGTTGTTCCGATATTAACATATCTTGTACCTCTTTTACTTACCTGAATCACTTTTGTTTTCATAAGCGATACCTCCTTTATTTTAGTCATTAAAGGACTTGTAAACATTGCGAAAAAGAAAGACGCTAAGTTTTCTTAGCGCCCAACTTTAATCAATATTTACGTTATTTCTTTGGAAATAATTTATTAGCAAAAAATCTTCCTGCCAAAGTCGTAAAGTTTCCTGTTTTCTCAAAATTAATGGTGGTGCAAGTTCCCCATATAGCTAACAGCACAGATGTAACACCCGTTCCAATTGCTATTGCGTTCTGAATCTTTCTTGCCTTTACCTGCTCTTTAAGCTCGGCATCAGCATTCTCGATTTTGACCGCTCTGTCAATTAACTTGGTTACATCATCAACTGCACTAGCATGTTCGTCTGACCCCACTTCCATTTCATTGATTTTTGCCAGTTCATTTACAATCTCTTCCTGCAACATAACATTTCCCTGCATGTTTTTATTCCTCCTTTAAAATTAATAAATATTTCTCACTAAAGACATTGTTATTCCTGCGAAAAAGAAAGAGTCCTAGTTAGGACTCAATTTTCTTAGTCTGGAACCAACGCCAGTCTGTAATAAGGTTGTTTCTTATTGTTCGTATTCATCCGGATTTTCATAATTAATGCTTCCAATGGATTGAGATAGATTCTTGCCTCGATATCGTCTTTTTGCGGTCGCTCAAAAACGATAATTCGGTCATCAAATTCACTCTTCCATTGAGAATACATCTCCTTTGAAATACCCAGTATTTTATAACATTTTGTAAACATATAAATTACCTCCTTTATCGGTTCTTCTTCTCATTAAAGCAGTTGTAATCTATGCGAAAAAGAAAGAGTCATTGCTGTCTCAGTCTTCCGAAACACTATCTTTTTACTTCATGTTGAGCTTTTTGACACAGCTTAATATAATCTTCTACGCCTGACTCCGGAACGCCAAGTATTAACGATATTTCTTTTGCTGTATAGCCTCGTCCATATAGAAGCGCCATATGAAATTGGAGGTGCAGCTCTTTAATTAATTCTTCTCTTGCCATGTAATATTTCCTCCTTTAAAAATAATAAATATTTCTCACTAAAGACCTTGTTATTCCTGCAAAAAAGAAAGAGCCATTGCTGGCTCAATCCTTTTAATCTGCGAAAGTTTCGGCAACTTTTTTTATAAACTTAGCTCTCCATCGTTTATCATCAGACAACACATTTAATGCTTGCGACCCAGTTACATCTAGTTTGGCAATAGGTCCTAACATATAACCTTTACCAAACTGAAATGATATATCGCACATTACATAAATAACGCCTCCAATGATACATTTTTTAATGATATTGTTCATATAAAAATCACTCCTTTCTCGTTAAAGCAGTTGTAAAATATGCGAAAAAGAAAGAGTCCTAGTTTAGGACTCAATCTTTGAAATATTGCTTAAGTAATTCGTATACTGAGTGTGCATCGTCTTCTGTTAAAGATGCTAAATTCCATCGTTCCGTAGAACCATCAGAATGTTCCCAATCCTTAATTCCGACAATAAACGGCCGATCACTTTTAGCTTCCTCGCCATAATAAAAGCTGCAATTTTCAAATAGTAATATACTCATCACTCCTTTCTCACTAAAGACCTTGTTATTCCTGCGAATTATTTTTCTTAATGGACAATACAACCCGACGCTTCTTCAATAAATCGTCATTGGTATCTACTCTGACATTCACAGTATAAAAACCAGTATTATCTTCGTCATACGGCGTTATTATGAATTCGCCATGACCACTCGTCATATTAAATAGTAAGTGTGTAACTATACATCCAACAAAAATACCAACAGTAAATACAATAACCATACTTATCCTCCTTTCCTTACATTAATAAATTACATCATTTCTCCGTCACCTACGTACGGATAAAAAGAAGAGACCTAACATTTTGCCAAGTCTCTAATTTTAGAACAAAGTTAATTATTTTTCATGATAATAATCTGCATATGACACTCGTGATGACGATGTTCTTCTTCTCTGACTCGAGTCATTAACAGCATTGGTGATTAAACACCACATACCAAACCCTCCCACTTCAAGTCCAAGTAAAAACACCATCAAACTGGTTAATATACGTTTTATAACGTTCATAAATATCACTCCTTTCTCATTAAAGACATTGTTATTTTTGCGAATTGCTTTTTCACTCAAAAATATAAAAGAAAAAGACCCAGCTAAATTCTAGCCGAGTCTATGTTCTTAGAATCCATTCTTTATCGAACTCAGATTATACTCTACTGCCAGATTTCGCTTATACCACATTTTCTTTTTAAGTAACTCATTTAAATAAAGTGCTTTATTAGCGTCTTTTAACATTTTTTCATCACCTGTTAATTCAGCCATTGTTTTTGCCCCCTGTAAAAATTTGTTACTTTTTTTAAGTCTTTTGTAAGCTTTAAATCGTTCAAACATGTATAATTCCTCCTTAAATAAATTATTGTTCTTCATAATAGGAGTTGTTATTTTTGCGAAAAGGAAAGAGCCATTGCTGGCTCAATCCTTTGTAACATTACTCGTCAATTCCGTCATGCCTATCCATTAATTCATTTACAACATCAATTGGTACATATGCGTATATTGTATTCATCTGTGCATTGGTATCTTCTGCGTATTTAGTAATTAGACTATCGATTTCATTCGGGTAACCAAGTTCAACACTATCATATGGCCAAGCTTTATCTTCTCGCGGCTCACAATATGCTGTTCTGTTAGCTTGCACCGAAATTTCATATCCATCTTTGCATCTAATACGTTTTACAGGTTTAGGTATCTCTGCTCCATATGATGTCTCAATAAATACCTGATGTTTCTTTAAATAATCATTAACTTTATCCATGATAAAATCCTCCTTTATGTTTTCTCATAATAGCAACTGTTATTAGTGCGAATTCCTAACCTAGATTAAAAATCATCACTCTCGCAGCTTGTCTAGCAACCAGAAAAATCGTCTATATCTATCGTAATACAAATCTTTTCCACACGGTATATCTAAGCTAGATTTCAAATACACATACGACAAGCCTTCAGTAACTGCTTTCAGTATGTATGGATAAAGGACATCGTCAGCATCTATTGCTGCTTTTTCAATCATCTGTATCTTTTCCAAGTATGACATTCTTCGGACAGCAACATCAGCAGTATAATCGGTCGTTTTGTTTGTATTTGTCCTGATTTTGCTATAATCGGTACCTCCAGCAATAATGTCCATTTCACAGTAATGTTTCTTCCACTCTTTATACTGTAGACAAAAATGCTTTAGTTCATAATATCGATGCTTTGAAATCCAATATTTATTTGTGCTTGATAATTCACAACGAACTGATGTCATTTTCGTTCCCCCTTCCAAATATAACCGGTTTCCTCATACAATTTTTTCGGAGAAATGTAAAAATTTATACGACCATATTTACTATTCATTTGGTCTATCGTCGTAATCTTTTCTCCGTTCCTGGTTGCAGTACCTATTGGTAACCATCCAGCTATTATTCCAGCCCTAACCCATGCTGCATCTTTACCATATACTCTTGCAGCAACAATGACTGGTACAGAGCCTCTCTCAAATCCATCTAAATCCATACTCTGCTACCTCCTTTCAACTGCGATTGTATACGTCATTTTGAATTTTGATAAACCAATCTCAGTGGAAGATTTTTACATTTTCAGCCATCTTTTTATCGTGCTGTCGCTCGGATAATCCTCAAAGCCAAGTGTTGAAGAGTCAATAAGACCTTCTCTTACGCCGTCTATGATGTCAGTTTCATACTGTTTATACGGATACAAATACTTCGGTAATTTTCTATGTATAGAATGACATACAGTACATCTATATCTATCTATTTTGACAATTTCTCGTGTTCCACCTTTTCGTCTTACGATTCTATCTACCGTATCATAATGTTTTAACTCGCCTCCACAAATTGTACATTTTTTGCCTGCATTTTTCATTTTTTATACCCTCTTTTTCTGAATATTTTTTCTTTTGTCATACTCAATGATAAAGAAGGTATATTTTGGCATTCAACAGGTAAATATTGGTAATTAATTGACTTTTGAATGACGTCATTATATGATATCGATAAAAATGAAAGGAGAACTGTGATATGTTAAAGAAATGTCCAGAATGTGACTTACAGGTTAGCGATAAGGCTCTAACGTGTCCGCACTGTGGTTATCCATTAGCAAAAAACACTATACCATCACGAACATCAACTAAAAAACACCGACGATTGCCGAATGGTTTTGGAAGCATAACTGAAGTAACCAGTCAAAACTTGCGAAAAAGATTTCGGGCGAGAATATGTGTTGGTAAAACTGAAACCGGCAGAGCAATTTTAAAAAATCTAAAACCAGAAGCATATTTTTCAAGTTATAACGAAGCATATGAAGCTCTTATGAATTATAATAAAAATCCATACGATTTGGATTCTGCTATGAGCGTTGACGAGCTTTATAATCGTTGGAGCGCACAATATTTTTCAGATATATCCGATGCGGGGAAACGAACAATAACATCAGCATGGGCGTACTGCTCTTCTGTATATACCATGCGGGCAAAGGATATTCGTGCCAGACACATAAAAGGATGCATGGAAGATGGTTTTCGTATTGAAACGCGTGGCGCACATAAAGGTGAAAAGAAATATGCCAGTGCCGGTATGAAATCACGAATAAAATCAATGTTCAATTTGATGATGGATTATGCATTGGAATACGAAATCGTTGATAGGAATTATGCTAGGACTTTTGATATATCGGATGACGTTACTAAAGAAATTGAAACTACTAAGCGAAATCACATTATTTTTAGTGACGATGAAATGAAAATATTATGGGATAACGTAAACATGCCGTATGTTGACTGGATTATCATTCAATGTTACATGGGTTGGCGTCCACAGGAACTTGCAACATTAAAACTGAGTGAAATAAACTTAGAACTACAATATGCTCAAGCTGGTATGAAAACCGAAGCTGGAAAGCAGCGTATTGTGCCGATTCATTCAAAAATAAAAGACCTTGTTGAATCAAACTATAAACATGCAGTCGAGATTGGAAGTGAATATCTCTTGAACGATGTTGGAATAACACACTCTTCGTCTATGACTATGACATATGATAAATATAGTTACAGATTCGCCAAGGTAATAGAGTCGCTCGGATTAAATAAGGAGCATCGACCACATGATCCACGAAAAACGTTTATAACCAGATGTAAAAAGGCGGATGTTGATATAAATGCTCTGAAGCAAATGGTCGGTCACTCGATTAAGGATATAACGGAATCGGTCTATACGGTTCGTGATGTAGAATGGCTAAGAAAAGACCTGGAAAAAATGCAATAAAAGGGAGCTCTCTTAATCAAAAGAAAAGCTCCCTAATAAATTACCATCTGGTTGTCAAACGTGGTTGTCAAATAAGTGTCAAACAGTTGTCAAACGGCACGATTTCAACTACTTTTTACCACATCTTAATACTCTTAAAAGTGTTGATTTTACGCACTTTCTTAGAATTTACCAGCTTTTGCTGCTTCCTCAACAGAAACAGTAATGCACGTATTTATCGCATCCGCTGGCGTTTTTGTTGCCTGTATGTTTCCTATTCATCAATTTTTATACCTATTCAGCACTTCTCACGGCTTATTTAGCATTCCTCTCCGGCATACACAAAACCTGTCTCTTCCCAAAACTTCATCGGGGAAATGTAGTAATCGTACTGGCTGCTCCCTTCCTTCTTGAAAGCAACTCCGAATTTCAGAAATCCAAGGATAATGCCCTGGCGTATAAACTGCTGATCCTTTTTCATTACTCTTGCCGCTACTGCCACCGGTACATTTTCGCCAGTGAACTCCGGCACTTCTAAATATACTTTACTCTTATCCATTTGTCAACTAACTCCTTTCTCTCTGTGCTGCAGTCAGAGCATTCACAATATCCTCTGCCTTCTTTGGCCCGATGCCCTTCACGCCCAGGATAACTTCTCTCACTTCATTCTCGGTCAAACCTTCCGCATCTTTCATACCGTCCGCATGGCCTGCCTTGTATAAATTCTTGCAGAATGCATCCATCTGCTGATGATCCATTCTCTTAACATCCTTGTATGTTTTTCTGTTCAATGTGTACTGTTTCATCCTTCGCCCTCCTATACAAACGGTAGCTCGCTGTCGTCTCCTGCAGGCATAAATCCATCATTCCCCGACTGTGGTGCCGGTGCAGGCTGGTTGCTATATGTACCGCCGCTCTCGGCGTTTTTGCTCTCGGCAAATTCCTGGTCCTCTGCCACAACGTCTGTCGTATATATACGCTGACCTTCTTTATTCGTGTAGCTTCCGGTCTGTATTCTGCCGGTCAGCACAATCTTTGTTCCTTTATGCAGGTATCTCTCAGCAAACTCTCCCGCCTTGCCGAACGCAACGCACTGGATGAAATCTGCTGAGTTTTCCTGGTTTTTCCCTCTTCTGTCAACCGCCAGGGTGTATCTCGCTACTGCCATAGCCTGCTCTCCCTGTGTATATCTGACTTCCGGATCGCGTGCGAGACGCCCCATCAAAATTACTTTATTCATTGTCCTACTCCTTTCTCAATTTCCTGTATTTTTAACACGTAGTATAACTTTCCTGGCTCAGCTCCCCATTCCGGCTTGCCTTTTCCAAAATGCAATGTGCATTTACAGATGATTTCCGGAGATTCTTTGGAATAACCATTTCTAAATGCTATCGGCACCGGCCATGGCTTCCGGATTTCTTCCGGTGCCGCATCTCCATATATCATCTGCCCTCCAACCAGGATAAAGCCGAAAGCGTTCATAAATCTGCTGTCGTAGTACGGCTTGATTTCTCTGTACTCTTCTTTCTTTTCTCCGGAAGCGATCATATCAAACCACTTCTTCTTGATCGGCAATATCAGCATACCTTTTCACCTCTCCTCTTGGATGTCGGCTTCAATCTCCGAAAACTTCGTATAAATCCTATTCTCTGCATAGTAGATATTGTAGTCTTTCTGTCTGATATAGTGCCACAGTCCCTTGTTGTGCCCTGCTTTCAAAAAATCGTCGTTGTAATATTCTGTCTCGTATCTATCGTTTACCATTTGTCGGAAGCTGAGTTCATCTATCTGATCTGAGCAACGAACAAAATCCGAAATTCTGTTAATCTCTTCTCTTGAAAGTTTCTCTGTTGCTACAAACACGACCCTAACTATTTCCGCTCCGCGTCTCACTACATTCTCCAAATCTTCAACGGATTGCAGATGATACACAACTCTTTTGCAGAAATGGTACGGGAACTCCGACTCTGTATAGCTCGTGTGCATTTCCATTGGAATACCGGCTTTAATGCAGATACCCATAACCATACCGAGATACATCGGTACAAGCGGATTTTCACTGTACCGATAGAGCGGATCTCCGCCGCCGGAGATAGACACAATATTCGCTCCGGTCATTTTAATTGCATCTTCTAGTTTATCCAGGCCGCCTATCGTGGATTTAGGAACTTTGATTCCATTCTCTCGGACTATGCAATACGGGCACCTTCCATGGCACCCAAAGTTTGTTATTATGCTTAAATATTTATCCATATACGCTCTCCTTATTTTCCTGTTGTTCTGTCTCTTGCTGCAGACCGGAACATCATCAACAGCATTTCTGATACTGGCCTGCTTCTATCTTTCCTCTTTGCCTTCTTGATTGCTTTGAGGTCGTACCACTCGCCCCGGTAGTTCATTCCATCCGGAACATACACGCCTATCTGGTATGGAATTTCTTTCTTGATCTGCTCGTACACTTCCTCCGGCATCACATAGTAATTGTAGTCTCCCAGGAAGTTGTGACCGTTCTTCGAGTGAAAATCCTCTACTGAGGACTTAACCTCATAGCAATAGAAGTCTCCCTTCTCTATGCCGGACACTGTATTGTTTACCGGCTTGAATTTCATAAAATCCACCCGCACTGCATTCATGGTGGCGTAGTCGAAAGTCACTTCCCTGGCCCAGTAAATTCTCGGATCATTGTCCGGGCAGATGTGCCGCTGGATTGAGAGCGACAACATCGCCGTGATTTCCGGTCTGCTATTCATCTTCCTGCACCTCCTCTGTTGGTATTCCTGCGTAATTCAACGCCTGCTCATATGTCATGCCGTGATTTTTTATCTGCAGGCAGCCCTCGCACATTCTCCTGTGCTTATCGTTATCAGATGTTCTCAACCGCTGCAATCTATTCGGCACAGGCTCTAAGTGGCACCCGAAGCCACACACGCAACAGCCGGTTCTCTGTTCTCCTGTAAAGTACCAGTTGCCTTTCTTGTCCTGGTATGGCGTTCCATACACGCTGCAGATCGGAATGCGCTGCTCCACCGCATACTGGATAACCTCATTCTTCGGCCAAAATCCCATAGGTTGGCTCTTTATTGTGTGACCGTCGTACACATTGCATCCCGTGTGGTTGTACTGGTTCTCTCTTCTGAAACTCTCGTCCTGCGTTATACCGATAAATGGTTGTCTGCCTGTCTCCTTGACATACCTCTTGAACGGTTCTTTTTTTAGTGCCTCGCAGCAATACTCCGAAATATCTGCAGGCATCTGTTCCGTGTCCGTCAAATACTGCCACTTCTTCGCCAACATTCCGAATTTTCCTCGCTGATCTCCGTTGAGCAGGTAGTTTCTGTATTTCTTGCTGAGTTTTCCGTGTCTAAGCTTTCTAATCTTTCCCGCTGTATCTTTGCTGGTAATCGGAAATCCTTTGTTTTCACACACCCACTTAAAACTATGTTTCGGCCGGATTACCACCAACTCAATATCAAGTTCCGGAAACTGCTCTTTGAGCCATTCTGTATATGTCTTAACAAACTCTCTGATTTCCGGAAATTCCGTCCCGGTGTCTGCAAACACCAGGGGGATTTTGCCGGTCAATTTATACTTTCTATACGCCTGGCACACAATGTACGCCAAGACTGTGCTATCCAACCCACCGCTGAACGATATGTAAACCTGTCCGTACCAATAATTCCACCACTGATATACTCTTTTCATAGAGAACGAAGGCTTCATCTCATACGGCTGGTACTTCATGCTTTTGAAACTGTCCTTTGGAAATTTCAAATCTTCTTCCAGTAGGTACATCTTGTGTCTCCTTTCTATCTGCTGAGCATTTTCTCGATCAGCTGGTCGTATAACAGCTTATAGTCCGGGCCACTCTTTGCCTCCCTCAGCTCGGCTTTGGTTCTGTCGAGTTCCGCCTGCAGATTATTCAAATGTTCTAATGTGTCCGTATCTAACTGCCCTGGCCCGCACTTCATTCCTAGCGAAACCGCCAGGGCAATATCCAAATCCTGCACTTCGCTTTCTGTTAGCTCTCCAATCCACTCTCCAATTCTTTCCTCTGAAACCGTGGAAATCTGCTCACACAAGAGTGTTGATGGTCTAAGCGCTGACTCAATATATACATGAGTCGGAAGGTCGGTCTTTGGTTTGGTCGTCATATATACCACTTCGACCGTGTTGCTGTTCGCATTGTTCTTATCGTTTGATACTATAACCGCTGGGCGCCCCCCCCGCTGCTCACTTCCCTCTTCTCTGTAATTGCTTCTGACGTAGTAAATCTGTCCTCTCTTCATGCTACTTTGCACCTTCTTTCTTTACATATAAATCGCTGGTTCCTTCGACCACACCCTTCTCTTCGTCGTTAGGAAACTGGAAGCCGTACTGTTCCAGTATTCCGTAGAACGCCTTCACCTTCTCACCTCTGACTGTGTTGTATGTGTAGTTCCACTCAACCAAATCTGCATCAGCTACCATTGCCGATACCAGGCAGAGAAGTTTCTGCAACACGCTGAGTCCCTGCATTTTCTTACGTGCCGCTTCTTTTTCTTCCTCCGGCGCATTGTAAACCTCGCACCCAACAAAAAACTCTATCAGCTTGTTATGACCTGTGAATGTCTCCCAATCCATCATCTGCTCGAAAAGGTCCGCTTCAACCTGCTTTTCGTCTGTGACTTTTTTTATTCTTCCGGATAAAATGCCTTCAATGAACACCTTCCTCGTATTGGCCGCTTCTTTCAGAATTGCCTTGATCTGCTTCTTATTTCGCATATTCTGCTTTTTGGCTTCCTCTTCCGGAGTAAGCACTTTCTTGGCCTTCTTTGCTTTGCGAATCACATATAAAGTTCCGTATCGTTCCAGGTAAAACATCGGCTCGCCGTTGTCCTTAAACTTCATCGTCTTAGGTGGCTCTTTATCTAGGCTGTAACTTTCCATGCGTTCCCACTTGTCTGTATAAAATTCACTGTCAGCTTCCGCCGGTGCTTTCTTTAACCCTAACTTCTTCATCATCGCCACATAGAGCTTCATATTCTCCTGGCGTTTCTGCTCCTTCTGAGCATTGATTGCACGTCTCGCAAGGTCTCGGGAGTCTGTGGACTCCTTCAAAATCTTATTTCTCGCCTTGATGTCTTTGATCTTTTCCAGCTCGTACATATCCGTAAGTGTCAGCTGGTAGCCATCCTGTCGCTCCTTCTCCATCAATGTCTTGGAGTCCAGCTTCGCAATGTTCAAGCGGTGTCTAATGGTTTTCTTGCTGAAACCGGTCTTTTCTGCAATTGTGTCCTCTGTCTCTCCCAGGTCAAGCATCATCTGAAATCCCTGTGCCTGCTCCCAAATTGTCAAATCGCCACGCTGCATATTTTCTTCCAGCATTGTCGATACCTGCTCTTTATGAGTCATTCCCTCCACAATTCTACAAGGCGCTTCTGTAATTCCCGCCAGTTTTGCCGCCGCACTTCTTCTGTGGCCGATGATTGCAATGTACTCCCCCGGCTCTCCTTCTTTCGGAATGACTGTCAAGTTCTGCAGGATTCCATTCTTCTTGATGGATTCTGCCAGCTCGGTCAAATCTCCCAGGTCTTTTCTCGGGTTATCCGGATGCGGGTGTATATGTTCCAATCCAATATTCACAATTTCTTTAGCTTCCATGTCTCATCCTCCTAAATGCGTATTCTTCAATCCCTAAATTTCGTATTTGCGAGTCTCCTTGGTAAAAAAATTTACCCTGCTTCTTTTTGAAGCAATTTCAGCAGCGGATGCCACGGTCTTGTGCCACGGATGCGTCCGATGATTTTCTTCAAGTCGCACTCAGACTTCTCGATCTTGACATACCCCTTGTACTTGCCTGCGTTTCGCTCATTTACCGGTCTGTCGTGAAATCCGTCCGTAATCATAAACCTGTCCGGGCGTTCTTCGTTCTCATTGAATGCCACATATTGTTTATTTCCATGAGCGTAATACCCAACAATCACCATATTGCCTACCTCCCTTCGTATCTGTCGTGGATTGCTATCGGGTAGCTGATCCCTGTAATCTCCTTAAATCTGCTGTCTGATGTATAGAGAAAATTGCCGCCCATCATGTACCAACGCTTTCTGCAGTATGCAGGCTTGCAGTCAATGTACTCTTTACCCATAACTTCTCGTCTCTCTATGTACACGCACTGTCTAATGTCCTCCGGCTCAAAAGGTCCTTTCTGTGCTGCCAGGACGTATAACTCTCTTTGGTATGAAGATATTCCGTCATTGGTACAATCGCCTAACGGGTTTCTATACACTTCTGCCGTCAAGCAACTTTCAACCTCGTAGTTGGAGCGCATCCAATCCAGGACTTCGTCCTTGTGTTTACATCCACTCCATATCTCGCCCATAAATACCAGCTCATTATCAAATTTCTGCACCACATATACATCATCGCCTGCCGGCTTTACCGCCTGCAGCTGAATGTATTCCTTATTCTCCTGGTCGAATGCCACTTTCTTCTCGCAGTCATCGGCCTTCATAAAACCTCTGACCTTGTGAGTGCCAATGAACTGATCCAGCTTCTTCTCTGCATATCCTTCCGGAATATCCTCTTCATTTACTGCCACGTCTCCGTGTTCCTGGACTCCGTATTTATTGGAAATCTCGCACCAGGTACCTTCCAGGTTCAGCACAAATCCTTCTTTCTCAATTCTCATTTTCCTGCGCCTCCTTTTCTGCTTTGATTGCCGCTATCTTCACATAGTCCGGAATGTGAAAACCATTGATGATGTTCACTGCCTGCAGTTCCGTTAAATCACACCTGGCCTGCAGTTCTTTCCGCAATTCTCTTCTTTTGCCAATGTCCTGCAATCCGTTTGCTGGCAGAAGCATTGCTCTCTTTCTGTACTCATTCGCTATCTCTCTTGTCAGAGTTTCCACTAACTCACCCTCTCCACGTAGTCTACGCAGTTCTGCGGAATCTTCTCGTCCTTGCAGAACCCCTTCCAACATTCTTGCAGGTCCTTCAAGTTCTGAGCGTCAAACTGTGTCTCGTCTCCGTCATTAAAACCGATATTATAGACGCCGCCACCCGATGTAACAACTCCTACTGCCGCTTTGTCTAATGTCATTTCTGTCCTGCTCCTTTCTTTAATGCGCAGAGCGTGCACGCCGCTCCATCTAACTTACTTTTTTCAATTACTCCTGCATCCTCGGGTCTCTTCCAACATGGATCGCCGCATACCGGACAGTTGACTTTCTCCCATCCAGGTTTTCCTTCCGGACAGTTTTCTAATCGTGGCATACACAACCACCCGCCTCTATCGCTTGGTTTTCTCGGTTCTATCTTCATGCCTTTTCCTCCATTTCCTCTAATTCACGGATCACGCTTCTTACCGCCGATTTTCCGTTTGCGTTGAGATGCCTCTGCCATGCTCCGACGGAAGGCGCCCATCTGAAGCCGTTGTGTTTTAACACATCTCTTACTTCCGGTTCAGGCTTGCCCTCAAAGAATAACTGAACTCTCATTGCATCCGTATCTTCCTTGACCTTGAAAAACTTATTCTCGCTTTCCTGGGTTCCTTTGGACTTCGTTGCCTGCAGGCTCTTAATTCTCCCTTCCAGTCTGCGGATGTTGGCGTTATTGTTCGTCAGCGCATAGTTCGGAAAGCCAAGTCTGCCGCAAAAATCCGGAGTTCTGAGGTCCGTGATCTGCTCGTCTGTGTACCCCATATTTCTAAGAAGTTCGTTACCTTTCTCGGTGTCCTTTAATCTGATTGCCTTATTGGCTTCCTTCATCTGCTCCTGGGTTTCTCTTAACTCGTCCACTTTCTCCTGCAGCTTTTCGATTGCATTCTCGTCGCTCGACTTGATAACATCCTTGCCGTAGAAGATACTCTCGATCTTATGCAAGATTCCTTCCACCTGCTTGTAGTCCTCGTGGTTCTTATCCCAGGCTGCAACCTGCTTCTCTTTCTTCTTTACCGGGAAGTTGCCTGCTCCGGAAATCATCACGGACGGACACATCATGCCGATCTGAATATCCTTGTTGATATTCTGAGCCAATCGTCTCGAATACCTCTCGCAGAGTTTCGCAACCCTCTCTTCCTCAGAAGGTCTTGCCTGGATCACCTTCTCGCCCAGTTCATACGCTTTGTCAACCTTCGCCTTGTACCCTGCCGTCTTGCTTCCTTCCTCGTAGTCGCTGAACGACATCATACTGTGAGCCGTCTTGGCCGCACTCTCGTTGATGCTGAAATATACTCTTTCCATTACGCCACCTCCAAATATTCGCCGATTTTCTCAACATTCAGTTTCACTACCGGGTACACGCAGTAGCCACTTCTTACTGTTCTGCCGGTATTCTCGCCCAAGCCATTGCTCTCAACAAATTCAACCGCCCAAGGGCAATTATTTGTATCAAGCACCGTTTCATCTTCTGCCAGCATACTTCCGGTAATACATACCGTGATACGTGCGATAGGCCCGTCCTCTCTGTTCCAAATCTCGATTGCTCTGCTGTTGTCTGCCTGGTATCTTCCAACCTGCAGGAAGCAGTTCTTGTAAACCGCCCACTCTGTCTTAGCCTCTAAAAATGCCATATTACTTCGTCTCCTTTCCTGTGATGATAGCGAATGCCTCTTTGAGGATCGCCAGTTTTCTCTCCGCCTCAGTTGCTCTGTTGGCCAATGCTCTGTTTTCTTCTGCAGCCGCGTGTCTTTCTAATCCCATCTGAGCATTCATGTGATTAAGCTCTCCTTCGCATTCTGCAACCTTTTCTTCAAGTTCTCTAATTGTGTCGCGGTGCTGGGAATCCATTTTGATATAGACATTCTTCTCGCTTGCAAGTTCTGCCTCAAGTTCCTCGATTCTTCTCGCACGGAGTCTCATCAATCTCTGAACACCGCCCTGCTTTTTCCATGTCTTGCAGAACTCATCTTTGCCGATGTCGCATCCCATGTACTCTGCTTCAATTCCTCTGTATTCTGCCTCAGTCGGCTCGAACCCTGTTTTCTCAATAAACTCTGATTTCATCATATCCGTTGCCCTCCTACGCCATCTCTAAAATTCTCTCTACGTCTGATCTTCTCTGACGCATCATCAACATTGCTGTCACTTTGTCAATCTGACCGGAAGTGAGGCTTACGATGAAATCAGCCACCTGGTTGTGCATCTTGTACACTTCCTGGTACAGTCTGTCTGCCTCAGCCTCGTAGCTGTCTGACTTATCCATATCCAGGTGTTCTTCTTCCATCCAATACTCTGACTGGTTCTCGGCCTCTTCCATTTCAGCCTCTAAAATTCTTAACTTCTTCAATACTTCCTTCATACAAATACGCTCCTTTCAAATTTGCGAACTATGTTTCACGTGAAACACTCATTTGCGAGTTATGCAGGTAAAAAAATTAACTAGAACATTTTTTTCATTTCCTCAGCCTTCTCTTCGAGGCCGTTGCTTTCAAGAATCCAAAGGTCAAATCTAACTGCCTCGTCGGTGAGTTCACAACCGCAGTCACTCAGACTGTAAAGCTCGTCGATGATTTCGCCCACCATCCAGTTATTTCCTGCAGCTACCATAGCTGTTGCAATGCTCTGAACTTTTGCCTGGCAAAATCTCCATTCATCTGAATACAGGTCGCATTTCTCTCTTTCTTCCAGTGCCTCTCTATAATCTTCTCTGTTATACATAACCACTACCTCCGTATGTTTTATTTGTTGTTTGATTATGTATATATTATACTTCGCAACTGCGTATTTGTCAATAGGTTTACTTCTAATTTGCGTATTATGTTAAAGTTTTTTTACAACAATCTCGTAACCGAGAGCTGTTACCATCTTTGAGAAGCTATCGTATCTCATGCTCTTAGCGTTTCGGTTGAGAGACTGGCTGATGTTCTGTCTCGTAATCCCCATTCTGTCCGCTAAATCCTGCTGGGTCATTTTCTCTTCGTCCAGGATGCAGCGGATCGTCTCCTCTGCATTCGTCGCTTTAATCTCCATCTATTTTCTCCTTTTCTTCTGTCTGACTGTTACTCTTGCCTTCGCTACCAACGTACCGGTCTTTGTTCTTTCCGGATCAGTAAACCTTAACTGACTTCTGTTCATTTCCAGGTTTTCTTCATTGTCTATCAGCACCAGGTTCTCTATGTTGCAGTTGTCCTTATTTCCGTCCAGGAACGATACCATCTTACCTTCGGGAACTGGTCCGTTGTGTTCTTCCCATACTGCCCTGTGGACAAACTCGAACCGCTCCCATTGTTGACCGGTTTCTTTAACCTTTCGGATAAGATAGCCGTCTGTCGTATGTGTGTACTCTCCTACTTCCATGTGGTTTGCCGGGACATGTCCTTTCTTAAACATCGTTGCCCTGCACTTCTCATATTGTTCCTGGCTCATTGGCTTTCCCTTGTTGGCTGGAACGTGTCCTTTATCAAACCTGCAGTCAACGCCGCTGATGATGTCATGGTTCTTTTTGTATGCCCTGCATTGTTTCTCGCTGAACTCTATTCCGAAATGCGCTGACACCAGTTCTGCAATCTCCTTCGTCTTTCTCCCTGTCGCAATGCTCCGAATGTAACTTTCCATTCCCTCCGGATATTTTAGCGAGTACCCTTTTGGAACCTCGCTGGTAGTGCCGCTCTTTATGCCATACCGGTTCTTCGCGCCCTTTATCACCGCATCGGAAAATTCCATTCCGTACTTCTTATCGAACCCCTGTTGATTTATCAGCTCTGTAACCTGTTTCGTGGTTCTGCCTGGAACATTCTCACGCAGCCAGGCAATCACTTCTTCGGGCCAGCCTCTCATTTATGGTTCGCCCCCCCCGCATGAACTTCGAGCATTTCCGGAACCGCCTTCTGTCTTTCGTACCCGTACTCGTCCATGTGCTTCATTGCCTTGTACTGCAGTTCTCCGTTTTTGATGATCTGCTCGCTAATGTCGCATATAGCATCAGTTCTCTTCAACTCGCTTTCCAGCTCTTCTCCTGTCAGATCATCGTCTCCCAGCTTTTCCAGCTGAGCGAACAGGTGGTTATTCAAGTCTCCTAATGTATTCTTCATATTGCCATCTCCTTCCTTGCTTCGCCTACCGCCAACTCCATCGTTGTATTGAACGGCGTGTTGCAATCCTCCATCTTATCGAATAATTCGACTGCCTTCTGCAGGAACTCTTCGCTGTCTACCAGTTCCTCATATTTTTCTTCATCCAGGTTTCCGTTTTCAAACAACCCCTGCAGATAATTCTTTACATCCTCTGTTCTGTCGTTCTTACTCATTGCTCTGCTGATCTCGCCCATAAGTGCCTCGTTGATTACTGCAGGCTCTTCCGTGATGTAGAACCTTGCGTTGCCGCTGATACCTCCGCTGATTTCGTACCTAGTGTCTGTATGCTCTTCCATCAGAATGCTACCTTCAATGCTCACATACTCCTTTGCCTGGGTGCCTGCTATCTGATCCAGTCTATCAATCAGCTGTTTCTCGTCACTGGAAATCGCAACCACAGTTACTCCAATGTCGTCCGGACATTCCCAGCATCCAGCTAACACAAATAAATTTACTGTTTTATTCATCCTCTGCCTCCTTCCAGTCGCCTGCAATCTCTGCGACCGTTCTCTCCAAAATCTTGAACTTCTCCGGATCAATCCAGCTCGGTATCTCTCCGTTTCTTACTCTTTCCTGGTACCGGTTCAAACACAACTGCTTTACTGGTACTGGTCTGCCTATCTGAACAAACATACCTCTCTGCTTGTCCCAGGCAAATGCTCCGTACTCTACATTCTCGACCGCAGCTTTCATAGCCTCCACTGCTACATCCAGTGCATCCAACTCTGCCGGGCCAGGTGGCATCTCTTCAATGTTCCGGATATTATGCAGGTACGTTTCCAGTACCGCCGCATTTTCTCTATATGTCATATCATCACCTACCATTCAATCGGATATCCGGTCAGATTTTCGCACTGCTCCAACTCTTCTGCGAACATTGATTCATATAACTCCTTCAATTCAGACTTGCCCCTAAAATTGGTGTCCTGCAGATTTATCCAAAAACTGAAATCCTGTTCCGGGTTCAGCCTTCCCAAGTTTCTTCTTAGCTCAAAGTCCGCCTCTGCCATCGGCTCTGCTGGCAAGCTGGCTATCTTTTCCTCTCTCGCCTTGGTAAGAATATATCTGCCTTCTTCAAACACTTGCCGGATGATGTTGTTCATTGTCAGTTCAATGCTTTCTTCTCGCATTCTACCTATCACTGCATACATATCGCATTCCGCATCATCTAATAGTCTCAAATCATCTATTCCACAGTCAAACACTGCTCTTACTAATTCTGTATTCATTCTGCATCCTCCTCTTCTTCCGGGTGCCAGTGATACTTGCAATCCGGATTTTCGCACCTACCGTTCCACATCGTACTGCCGCATTCCGGGCAGGTGGTCGCTTCGTATGGTCCTCCGCCTAACATCTGATCCGCTCCTTTCTACAAATACGAGCAGCCGTACCTCTTTCGGAAGGTCTCCCTGCCGCCCTTATGAATAATCTGCTTTACTTCGCCTTCTTCCCGATCCGCATCGATTATTCGTGCAAATTCGTCTGCCTTCTGCAGGGCGTATTCTTTTTCCCAGGCCAGCTGTCCGATAATCTTTGACATTCTTTCCGCCATCGGGTTTCCGTGTATTCTCATTAGGATTTCTCCCATATTGTGACAGTTGTTACATACCGGCACTTTCAATCCGTCCTTCTCGCTCAGCTCTCTACCGGCGGTACCGAACACCAAATGATGCTCAGCTTCCGACGGTCTGCCGCAGATGAAACAGATTTCCGGATAGTCTGTCACTATTCCTTTACTCACCGCTTACACCTACTTTCTGTTTCCAACTCCAACGATTACCAAGAACGTAAATACCACTAATGCTGCCATAGTCTCGCCTCCTAACCGTAAATTATTTCTCCAAACAAAGCGTACTGAATGATTGCATCCGCAACCTCCGCATCTACCATACCGCAATCAATATGTAATTCATGATCGATCACCTCGAAAATATCACTGCTCTTAGGCTGTTCTGCATACACTCTAATTCCCTGCAGGAGTTTCACCTTTGTTAATTCATACGTCGCATCTTCCTCGTTATCGTGAATGAGGATTGAACCGCCTTTTGAGATAACATCGCTTGCAAAATTAAACTCTATCCCACACCTTGGCTCTACTTTATCAACCCAGTAAGTAATTCCACCTTCCAGTGCTGACACCATGATGTCGTCTATGTCCTCTTTAGATATAACAACCGTCGCAATAATCTGAACCCTGTCGTACTGCTCCTCTATCTCTTTTTTCTTGAAATGTGCAATCAGTTCTGCCATAACTCTGCCGGCTTTTCTAGCATTCCAGCTCTCGTTTGTTTTTCCTTCGCATAATCCCTTTGCGATTTCCAATGACTCCGTAATTTCTTTTGCACTTCTCATACCTTCTCTTCGTCCTTTCTCGCTTGTTTTATTGCTTGCGCAACTCTTTCTTCATATCCAAACTTAAAATTCACGCCTGCGTCTATAAACGCTGTTAAAATGCTTTCCTGCACCGCCTTGACTGTCGCCCAGTCCGGTTCGTCGTCCTGCGTTCTGATACCGAACTGAACCATGTAGTCCTCGATCACGTGCCACAACTCATATTCCAGCTCATCCATACATCCGAGTGCCGATACATCCACGACCGCCGGTGCTGTTATTTTCTTTCCGTCTGCCAGTTCCAGGTCTACTGTGTCAATATCTTCTCCGAACTCACCGCCTTTCTTGTGGTGTGCCAGGATGTCGCCTGCAAAGTCATAGCCTCTGTCGATCATAGCCTCGCTGTTGTCGTCGTACAGTCTGAAACATCCGGCCAGTTCGCCCTTCTCGTGTCTCTGCAGAACTTCTTCCCAGGTCAGCTTTCGCATTCCTAACCAGGTGTAACCCATTATTCATCGCCTCCTTCATAATCTGCCCCGCAGTACGGACACTTTGTTGCTCCGTAGCAGTTAAACATCTTCCCGCATTCTTTGCAGGTATCTAGCTCCCCATTTCTCTGCCAATCTTCCAGCAGGCTGCTTACGTGCTGCCAGTCCAGTGCCTCGAAAACTTCCTCTGCCAAATCGTCCTGCTGGTTGCACTCCTGCAGGATGCTGTTTCTCGTGTACACCGTATCGGATAATTCCGGGATGTAGCACGGATCATCCGGTCTGTGGTAAAACGCATCTTCGTCTTTGAAGATATGTCCTTGTCCGTAGAACTCACGGACGATCTTCTCGCCTTCTCCATTTTCATCCGGCGGCGTGTAACTACCAACCAGTACCGGGATGTTTACTTTCTGCAAGGCCTGCGACAGTTCCAATATCATACCGTCAATGGCTTCTGCATCCTTTACAAGCTCCCTTGTGGAAGGAACTCCACTCGTTCCGCTTCTCTTGGCTTCTATCCACATTTCAATATGCTCGTCGATGTCGAAATCTTCGTAGTAGGATTCCAGGCTGTCCTTGAAACTATCTGCCTGGTTCTCTTCATCGAAATCAATCACCATTGAGAAATCTTCGCCCGTAGGTGACGACTGCCCGATTTCAACATAGGTTCTTCTGTTGTCCGGCTCAATGTAGGCTTCCCAGTTCCACCCCATTTCTTCTGCCTTATCGAGAAGCATTTTCAAGCCTCTCGATATGTCCTTGTATTCTTCCATGCCCTTATTCCTCCGCATCTGCGTAGTACGCATCGAATGCAATACCGGCATTTACCAGCTTATCTTCCAGGTAATTACCGTAGCACCAACCGTCTCCATCTTCCCAAAAACTGTCCCAGGCTTTCTTTAATACCTCTCTCGCCTTCTCTTCATCATCTTTGCTTACAATAAACACGCAATCCATCCAGTCGTTTAACTGTGACTGCACTCTGATTACGCTTTCCTTTAATACTTCCACTCCGATATTCATTGTGCCTGCTCCTTTCTCAAATGTAATAGCAACTGAAATTCCAGTGATGCCCGAACTCATAGTACAAACCGTATCTCTCGAATATCTTGTCAAATTCTCTTCTGACCGAAGGAAGGATGCCGTAGTACAGCATCTCGCATACCGGTCCTTCAAAACTCATGCTAAGAATGTGTTCCGGATTAACATATTCAAAATGTCTCTCCGGCTGGTCTACCACTTCGATCAGATGCTCCCTGTCGTTGTAATAATATTCTCCGTTCTCCGGATCGTAACTCGTGTACTTCTTTCCGTTGAAGTAAATATCAACGTCCTGCCATAACCCATGCTCTAGCAGAAACTCTCGAATCTCCTTTGCCAGGTTCTCAATCTGCTCTGCTGTCAGCTTTGTTACTGCGCTCACGCAATCGCCTCCTTTCTAACTCTCTTCTTAACCAGTCGTGCCGGGTACTGCGGCTGGTTCTCTCTGTATTCTTTCAATCTCTCCCTTGCCTCTTTCCTTGTGTATTCGGTCAAGGTGTACTCCCAGCCGTACCCGTAATTTAACTGCAGTTCCCAGGTGTCGATTGTCTTTCTCTCGTATGCCATCCTACGCAACCTCCTCTTTCTTCGGCTTTCTGCCACGTCTCTTCGGCTTTTCGACCGGCTTTTCTTCCTTGGCCTCTTCTGCAGGTTCCTCAGACACCGGTTCCTCGGCTTTCTCTTCGGACACCGGTTCTTCCTTGACTACCGGCTCTGCAGGAAGCATAACGTCCAGCTTGTATCTCTTTGTGATGCTCTGAATCATCGTCGCTACCTCTGCGCTTACTTCCTGGATTTCGTCCTCTGTAAGTCCTTCTGTCAAGCTCTCTGTCTCGGTCCAATATCCTGCATTATCCAGGAAATGATTTAATACCTTCTTTGCTCTATCGTGTTTTACGTCCCACTTCATATCGTTTACCTCTCTTCCTTTTCTCCGGCGATCAGTGCCAGTACCACTACTCCATTTATCAAAATTGCTACCAAATTCTTCGCTCTCATACCGTCGTATATGCCGACCATAAAGTTGATGAACAACACCGACTGTAGGAACTGTCTCCATTTCTTCATTGCCAAATCAGCCTCCTTTATGATAGACTTAACAGTTGAGAGGCGGTGTTGCTGCCTCCCGACCGTTAAGGGAACTACTTAATCAATCAAACCTAACCATTTCAGAATTGCCGTAATCACTGACACAATCATGATTACTATGGTGGAGATTATGCTGGCCTGCTTTTCTCTCTTCTGTAATTTAAGGTTTTCGATTTCAAGTAGTTCCTTTTCCTTTGTAGAAAAGTCTTTCTTCCTACCTTTCTTACCCAACTGGTAATTCCTCCTTCCTTCGGATTTAATCAAATTGTTTTGTTTGATTATGGTTATATTATAACTCGCAGTTGCGTATTTGTCAATAGATATACTTCTATTTTCCGAGATTTTGCCAAACAATTTTCGCACTTGCGTCAGCTTCTGTAATTTCCGGATCATCAACACCAACTAGTGTATTGCTCCGCATTTTCATTTGCGAGGACCGCAAACCCGCATGGTTGCCTGGTGCATTGTAAGATTTCTTACATAATTTCTTCTAAGGTTTCTACAAGGATTCTTTACTAGATATTAGAGATTAGATAATAGATATTAGAGACAGAATAATATATGCTCATTTGCGTACTCTCAAAAGCGTATTTTATCCACAAATGCGTGTGGATAATGTGGATAATTACGCCTCTGAAAACATATAGAACTATGACTTCGTACACGGTTCAATACCGGCTTTTAGTCTTTAGGCATAGGATAGGTACTAAAATCGCCTATCATGTCTCGGGAACTTTTCGTCAAAATACCCGGTCTTATTTTGGTTATTTTGTATATTGATTTTACCTGCAGTCTTGTTCCGCTTTTCTGCAATAAAAAAAGAGCCTACAACCCCTGCGGATCATAGGCTCCCTTGCTTACTCTGCTGAGTTGATGAAATCCTGGCAGTCCAGTTCCCGGTATGCCTTCTCAAAGGTTTCCTTCGGACTCCATGATACATAACCATCCGGATATTTCACGGCGTACCCAGGTACTCCGTTCTTCTCCTTCGGCTCAGCTTTTACAATTTTCACGCCGATATAGTTTTTCATAATGCCACCGTTTCCTCCTACACTCTTTCTGTATAACCCAGGCTGATATATCCTGCGCCGGATTTCAGCTTGCCCCAGGTTGTGTTGCCGTTCTTCTCTTCGGCTACGATAGTGTAAACCTCGCCCTTTTTTACCTTGGTGGTAATGCCATAATTGGTGCCAGGGCCTTTTCTGACGTTTAACACGCTCGTTGTAATTCTTACCATATAGCTCGAACTCGTCTGAGCCGGTGTGGATGTAATCTTGCCGAGAACCGTGCAGTATTCCGGATTCTCTAAATAAATCCATCCTGCGCCGGATTTCAGCTTGCCCCATCCGTCCTTAACCTCAGAGATTGTAAATACTCCCTTGCCGGTCTGACCTTTGACCGCCCCGCTCATTGACGGCTCTGAGCGATAATTCAAATCACCAATCAACACCTTCACCGTAAAAGGTGCTGCAGGCAAATCGTTCTTGCTCCCGGAACTTCCGCCAGTGTTGCCGCCAGCGCTTCCGAGTTTTTCATTTACTTTCTGCGCCAGTTCTCCCATGCGGCCGTACATCCAATTACCAGGGCAAGATTTGTTGGCAAACCATCTGTGAACGGTAAGCAGCATCTCATTACCTGCCGGGTTATATGCAAGCGCTTTATTTTTATCGCTGATCCATACCAACTTATTCTTGCCGTTTCTCCTGCAGATGTCGGCGCATAACTCGATCAGTTTATTGTAAACCGTGCTGTTAAACGCATACGGTTCGGCTTTATCAGAAGCACACTCGATTGTGACCGCTCTCTGATCGTTCGCTCCTGAGCTGGAACACCAAGAACGGTTACACTCGTCTACTACTAAACAAATGCCGCCCTCTGTTCCGATTCCATAATTACAGCTTGCCTTTACGTCGGGACTTGTAAAGCATCCTCCAATGGAAGATGCAGATAACTGGCCTACTACGCAGTGAGGCGTAATGCGGTCGATTGCATGAGTCCTTGCACCACTATGGTTCGGACTCTTTACTATACAGGTAACTAAACTTGAATTGCTCATACCTTTTCCTCCTTTACACATCATCTCGTAATATTTCTGACCATAAGCGGCGCGTTTCTTCTGAACTGCAACGCTTTGGTCTGCAGGTCTCTCGAACTGCAAAAGGACCGCATTTGACGCTCCCAATACGTCTCCTGCAGTCCTTAATTTCTGATATACGGAACTGTACGACTGCTTCATTTCCTCAATGAGGAATGCAAGCTGTGTCTCCAAGTCTCCGATTGATTTATTCCTGGCGCGGACAAATGTAAGCAAATTCTGTTTTCTGCTCCAAAACGTCCACTGCGCCAATCCATACCCGGCGCTGTCTCTCACGAAGTTCTGATAATCTCCGTTGTCAACCGATGTCGTGTAGGTATCGTCCGTATAACCCAGCTTTTTCTCGTAGCTGTTTTGTAGGTTTGTCGGACTCAGGCCGGACTCTGCGTAAAGATTACCCATAAGTCCAGCTGCGCCATATTCGCTCAATCCATTACCCACCAGGTAATTCCAAATTTTCTCTTCTGTAGTCGAACCTTTCAAAGCCACAATACCGCCTCCTTACTGGTTCGTTACCTCGTCTGTTGCCTCGATCAGTATTCCGGAATTTTCCTGCATTTTCATCTGCTTGACTGCAGCTTCGATTAAGATATTCAACTGCTCGTCCGTCAGAGAAATATTCTTTGCCTTAAGAATTTTCTTCAAATACTCAGTAACAAACGCTTTCTTGTCTTGGCCTTTCCAGTCCTTATAAACCTGCTCTGCCATAAGGACTGCCTGCTTGGCCCACATGGAAATCTCTGCTACCTTCTCGGCTCCAATTTTCTGTCTCAACCACGGCACTAGGTATCTTGCGATAAGCAGTGCCACTACCATAACCACAATTTTTACAATCTCAAAAAGCAGTTCATCCATTTGCATTTTCCTCGCTTTCTACTTTGCCCTGGGAGTTTTTCTTATCTTCAATCTCCCATTTATGATCTCTGTTCTTGTCTTTGTTAGTTCTGATCCACCCGCAGATTCCGCACTCTCCGATTGTGGCCGCAATCACGGCGCAGGCGTATGTCTCCGGAATGGACGCATACTCACGATAGATGCAAAGCATCTGCCAGTTGAACCACACAAAAAAAGCACCCACAATAATCAAAATCAGATTAAGGGTGCCTACTTTACTGAATAACTCTTTAATTTTTCTGAGCGGGTGGCGCTCTTTCTTTTTTAATCCCATTTACCAGTTACCTCCTACAAAAATGAATCTTCATCCATGCACTTCTGATACACCTTTTCTATCTTGGCAATCGCATTAACCGCCTTGTCGTTCTTGTACTCCGGATGATCGGAGCAGTAAAGCTTGTAGTGTGAAATATCATCTAAAATCTGATTGAAAAACTCTTCGGAATGTTTGACATCCCTTCTTAACTCGTCGGCAAATCGCAGGATTCTTGTACGGCATTCGTCCGCATCATCTTTATCCATGCGCCTTTCGAGCTTGTTGTGCTTTTCTCCCAGGTCTTTTAACTCTTTCTGCACTGATTCCAGCTTATCCATAACATCCTTGTTCATCGACTTTCCGATGGCTCTTATGCCGTTTCCGATAATCTTTCCAACTGCAGACCACGGATTTACCTTGATGGGTGTGATCTGCACCAGCGTCAAGAACAGCAGTAGGGCTCCGCCGCTTGCAAGAATTTCATTCAAAGACATTGGCTTTTTTACCTCCTTCCCAAACACACCGTAATTCCCACGGCACGTCCGTAATATCTGCCGCCTTTTCACCCAAAATGGCCTCTATTACTGCATAAAGAATGGCATCCGCGCGCGGGTCCTTATCGAACCGGTACAGATGCCATACCAACTGATTATGCAGATTGATTAGAAGGATTTCGTTTTCCTCTGTCTCTTCCCAGTGCAGGTCTTGTGCCGCTTTTTCCAATCTGTCATAGTCGTAAAACTCGGCATATGGGATTCTTTTATGCTGCATACATACCTGCCCTTCGCCTTACTCTGCCTTTAACATTTTATCAACGGATGCTCTCCACCTGGTCGGCACTTCGTCGATAGTCATGTTTCCGAGCTTAATCTGTGTGTAGTAAAATTTAGCCATTTACAATCACCTCCGCTAACTCAATAATTGCAGACTCCACAGCCTCCAAACGCTCGATGATGGTAGGCTCACCGGCTGCTTCTGCCTCTTTGTCAGCGGCATCTTCCTCGGTACCGCCTTCTCCGATGGTCCACCAATACTCGAAGTTGTTGTTCACCTCTGTTTTGGTAACTGTGCCCTTGTGTCTGATCTGCACCTCGTCGCACTCATAAACGATGGTTGAATCTCCGCCCTCTTCCATAGGCTCCTTGGTGGTTTTCTTGATGTTCTTTCTCAGAATGATGTCCGTACCGCCATGAATAGGAAACACCTCGATCTTAGGCGGCTGCAATGAGTAACATTCTTTGTTCATACTTGACATACTCCTTTCTGCCGTAGCGTGATACGCTTTGTGCGGCAATCTTAAATAAATTCTGCATATTGTACTTAATGGAGCAACCCTGGCTGTTGCTGTACTTTATCCACCCTTTGTACGCCATAATTCTGCAGGCTCGCCACCATAGGATATATCCTAAGCGTTCCAAATCGACGGCAGCTCTCAAAAACTGTCTCCGGATACGCTTAAACACCCTGCTTCTTATAATGGTGTACGTTCTTCGTACAACGAACCCCATCATATCTACGCCCTGCGTCCTTTTATGACTTCCGCCTTGTCTCATTCTGTGAAATTCTTTCTCTTCCTCGAATGATGAAATGTGGTATATCTGCCAGGCCGGCTTTACGTCCAATCCCAGCGTTGATTTACTCCATCTCGTAGCTTTTTTGAGCGCTTTCGTCAGCTGTGAGAAGTAGCCATAAACTGTAAAATCGTCTGCATAGCAAACGATAGCTTTTACCATTTTGGTCTGTGCCCCTCTTCTTGACTGACTCAGGCTCAACAGGTATCTCAAAACATAGCTCATAACATAGTTAAAGAGCCACGACGGAAGATACCCGCCTATACAAAGATGCTCTCCTGGGTAATTTTCCATAAGAGCACCCAGGTACCAAATTAAAACTTTATTCTTGCCAATATCTCTTTTTAGCAAGTTCATAACACACTCTACCGTTACGGACGGATATGCCTTGTGAATATCACACTTGACCACATCCAGCCTTCCGGTAAACTTACGCCTTAAAATCCTTTCGATTTTCCGTTTGCCTGCCAGCTGCCCTCTTCCTGGAATGCTTCCGTATTGAATCGGCAGTAACTTCGCATGGAATAATTCCTCTAATGAGTAAACCGCTATGTATTCCATTATCTGCTGATCCGGATATTCCTGGCATATATTTCTGAGCTTGTGAGTCAATCCATCTTCTCGCTGGAACTGGCGAATTGGGCGCAATTTCAAATCTCTGTTTCTAATGCGCCGTGTTAATTCTTCTGCTATTGCATCCGTAGCTGTGTATATTTTTTGCTTTGTACCGTCAAGGAACTCTTGTGCAAGTTCCTGTTCGGTCACCAGGCCTGTGTTCAGAAGCAATCTCTGAAAATCTCTTCTTTTGTACTTCCCATCAAATGCCTTGCGAACTGCAGGTATATTAAATTCTGTGTTTTCCACATCTACCTTCGCAGGTTTGCAGTATGTTTTCATAGTTGCTTTCCTTTCGTGTATATCATCTGGTTATTACCGGCGACGTTCGCTTTCGCTACTAGCCGCCGCTGGTTTCAAATAATTTTCGCACATAAGCGTGTGCTGTATGGTGCAATGAACGATATACTCTCTAACCAGTTGAACCGACAGAGCCGTTCCAGTTCGCATCGCCGACGGAATTGTTCGAGTTACGGCACGCGAGACCCGCATTGCCACCGTTGTTCAAGTTGCCCCAGCACCAACCGGCGCGGACCCCGGACGCGGCGGGATTGCAGTTGAAGCCAGCCTCTGTCACACCATACAACCCATTTTATTAACTCTTGCAACAGTTAATATCTTAGTGGGGCCTGCCGCCCCTCTTGCCTTACAGGCAATTCACCCTGCTTTACCCAGCCAGTCCAGGTGAACCGACAGAGCCGTTCCAGCGCGCATCGCCGACGGAAAGGTTCGAGGCACGGCACGCGAGACCCGCATGGCCACCGTTGTACAAGCAGCCCCAGCACCAACCGGCGCGGACCCCGGACGCGGCGGGATCGCAGCTGAAGCCAGCCTTACAGCCGACGCCGCTACCGCTTGCGTCGATACCAAGAGGCCACTCAACATCTGAAATGGCGGTATCTTCGATGTAAGTCCACTTTCCTGTTGTACCTTTCGGAATGACCATCGTTAAGGCTGTCAGCTTTTTGTAGTCCTCGGTAATTGCTGTTCCGCTTACTTTGGACTGATCTTCGCAAACAAAGCAGTCAAAGTTATAGTCTCCGTTTTCATCGGTGCTCCACTGCCATAATTCATCGCTAATGATTAAATATGAGCCGTTCATAAACTCGATTTTCTGCAGCATACCCGGCTCTTTTCCGTTGGTGTAATTGTACTTGCTTCCGTCAGTTCCAAGTACATCATCATTCCAACCGGACCAGTAAGGATCGGTGCTTAAATATGTGCTTCCGGCTGTTGTGTCGAATGTGGTACCACCGTTATCCACATAAACTGCAGAGTATGTGGTACCGCCGATTTCAACGTCCTTGATTGCAGTAATGAGCTTGTTTCTGCAGACGGAATAGTTGCTCGCAGTATTTCTATCTGTGCCACTCTGAATGCCGATCTGAACACTGCTTCCAACAAATAAATTTGCCGCCTGCTCGGGTGTCAAAAGGACTCTTTCAACGCCTTCCTCAGAATATGCAGCCGTGTACTGGTAGTTATAACTAGAGCAGCCTTCGATTGTTCCGGAGTTGCCTTTTCTTGCATATTTAAGACGCATCATACGGTCAAGGAACTTGATCGTCTTTCCGCTCGCTCCACTATACTGTGTTCCTCTGTCTCTCCATTTGGTAACACCTGCAGTATGAGAAGTCCAGTTTACCGGAGCTAAGCCGGTTCCGCAGGTGATTTTTCCACTTGCGCCGATTCCTGCGTAATACTTAGGTCTCGCTGCATACGCATAAACTCTACCGGTGCGATCTCTTCCTTCCGGCCATAATTCGTAACCGGTTGACTGGTGGCATTTCATTTTTAAGTAACGGTATCCGTCCTCGTCCCACTCTTTCGTGTAGGTATTTTTCTGTAATACCCAGCAAAGATGTTCGCCGGAGCGAACGTCTTTAATATCATCGATATGCTCAACATAGAAAATCTCGTGGCTTCCGTCTGTTTTCTTCTCTGCAGATACTTCCAGGCACCAAAACTGAGGAAGATGTGCAAAGTCATCCTGCCCCTGCGTCTTTGCAGTAGATGGAACACATTTCAAGCCAACACTGTCGTCCGTTAATTCTCCGATGGCTGTAGAGCTGGTTGCGAACAGTGGGAATGAGACACCATGCACTCTGTCGTCCTCGAGGACTCTGCCGAACCATCTTTCCAGCATTTCTACCTTTGTGAATTTGCTTGCGTCGTACTGTGATTTCCACCATTCGATGAAAAGATTGTCAACCTGCTCTTTGCTGGTACACTGTGCAACCATGTACTTATAGCAAAGGTCGGCTGCACCAGGGTTTGCGCCACCTGCCACAGCCATTTTCTGCATTTCCATGAGAGCTTTCATCGTCGATTCTCTCGGAATATTGATTACATTGTCAGACATTTTTAACCCTCCTTGATGATAATATTTAAGCCGCCGTCCGATTTATCGAACGCCAGCTGCGCTTTAGCATTTTGAATTTTTGTGATGTCCCTGCGATTTGCAATAGTATTTTCAAATGCACACATAGGTCCTGCATTGATATTGCTCGCATGGTTCGAGTCTGTCGTTTCGGTAATCTTCATAGTGTCAGAGAATACCGCAGTCTCGCTTTTTACTGTGTAATCTTTCACGTTTTGCCTCCTTCCTGGCTTAGAAGATGTCGTCAAGCACGTATGTCTGCTCTACATCATCATCCTTGCCCTTCCTGGTAAAGGTCTTGATGCACACAATGTCGCCATTGGTGTCATACAATCCGATTTCGCTGATCTCTTTTCCAGCAAGTTCACTCTCTGCAAGGGTACATTCGTATCTGCAGGTTGTGTCATTCGGGAATGTGTAACCATCAATGGCTTTGCGGAACAATTCCTTATTGAGCTTAGACTGAGATTCCGTCGGCGCAATGACCGTACCGGAACTGCTTACACCGCCTTCGCCAAACGCCATACCGATAATCTTCGGAAGCGTAATGGCTCCGGCACGTGCCTTAACCAGGTTCTCCCTGGCTTTCTTCGTGACCACCACGTTTTTGCTCTTTTCTGTACTCATTGGATATACTCCTTTCTATAGATTGAATTAAGGTTCTTCTTTCCGTCCAGCGCATTGCTGCCATCAAGAAACCAGTAATTCCTTGTTTTGGTAATGACCTGTGCCTCCACATCCATATCTTCTCTTTCGATTCCCATGTGATGCGTAACTGCAGCTTCAAGTCGTTTATTGCCGCCTCTGTGCTCCAACATAGCGTTGCCGTCGAGTAGCAGCTTTCCGTCCAAATAGACAGTGTTCCAAAAATCAGCCTCAAACTCCGAACGAATCGCCGCCCTGGCATCCGAACTTGACCGTAAGCCGTATGTACTTCTTACTTTCATTGAGTCTGTGACCTTGTTGTAGGCGCAGGCAACCATTGCAACGATTGCAACGCCCAGTTGATAGCCTCGTGTAACATCAAGCCTGTGTGAGCCGTCCAAATCCCACGAACCATCCAATAGGTGCGTATTCCAAAAAATGATGTCCGAGGCGATCCGGATTGCTCCTGCCTTGACATCATTTTCTGTTTTCTGTTCTGCTCTGAATTTTACCTTCTGCAGGTCTGCGTCTGTCGGGGTTGTAAATCCACCGAGCATATACTTAAAACCAAGCATCAGATTGTATCTCATATACGGATAGAGAAGGCTGGAACCGTCCAGCGGTTTTCTTCCATCCAGCAGATCGCTATACCAAAATGACTCTGCGATATGGAAGATTATCTTTTTCAGATTCATCTCCTCTAAGTTCCGATTGTCTGATACAATCTCGGTTCGGTCATTCATCGTAAACATCGTGTGTGACTGTTTCAGCTCATTCAGCATAGCTCTCGCTCGCTTTGATGCAAGTGTCCCTTCTCCCATAAAGTATGCTTTGAACACATTCGGGTGTGGCGCCACAAAACCATAATCTCCCGGATCGTTGATGTCTGCAATTCGTACATCAAATCCGGTAGCGGTTTTTAAGTACCCTTCCATCCGATACGGTGTCATCGGCGCCCGGTAGTCTCTCTTCCGGTAAATCAGCTGTCGCCTCTCCTCGTATGGAAGATTTTCTCGCACCGGCAGTCCCCACTTAATCTCGTGGTACATCAGTCCCCATGTGGCAGTTTCCGGAAACAGCTGGTTTAGAATATCCTCAGCTATTTCTCTTGCCGTGTCGTATTCCTGGCCCATGACCTCATACAGCCACTTTCCGACATAGGAATTGTCGTAAAAGCCATCTGAAACTGAGACAATCATGTTCTTTGCACTCTCGCTGACCGGGAAATTCTCTAAATCAAACTTTTCCACATTCACACCCCCCTAACTAAAATTAAGGGTACCGGTGTCCGGGTACTCCTCGCTTTTCAGAGTGATGTTCTGCATTTTCCCATTCATCGTGAATGTTTCAAAGTCCTCGACTCCTGCGATTGCAGAAATCAACGGTCTTACATCGTTGTATCTTAGAACTCCTTCGGTTTTCGCCTGTGCATAGACCGCTCTCACGGCTTCCGTAAAGTCTGCCTTAATTTGCTCGATGCCGGTTGTTTCATCGTAGCTGAGTCCTGCAATAACATAATTTACGGCAACCGTTGTGGCTGCCGCACAAGTCAGTTCTGCTGTTCCAGTAGGAAGCAATCTTGCTGACCTATCATTCGGAGAAACGATGTAGTTATACACATCCTGCACTAGCTTCGCATTGGCCGGTTTTCCGTTTCCGTCTACCAGCACCAGTTTCACTGTACCGGGACCGTTCCACGTAGAAATAACTATTGCATCTCCTGCTCCCGCCTGTTTCGCCCATCTCTTATAGTCCGTATCGTTTCCCAGGTATGTCATGCTGTTGTCGTACTCTGCAGCGATCCTGTCGTAAAAATCATCGTCTGTCTCTCTTTCAGTACCGCCACGAATAGGCTCCGGATTGTTAATCTCTGTCACATTCTTATCGGGTACCATCATCAGCACGACCGTATTCGCCGCTACATTAGAACCTGTGCCTGCTTCAACCGCTGATACCGGTATAAGCACTGATCCTTCGCCTCCAACAACCGCATCCTCTGTGGTGGCATACTCAATCGACGGGCCGGTTTCGGTTGCCGCCGTACAGAATACCGTTCCGGATAAAATCTCGGTTCCTTCTGCAGCTGTGATTTTCACATAGCCAAAAGCTGGTTCCGCTTCGTGTCTTGTGAGATGTACCTGGCGACCGTGAAGGTCTAACCATTCATCCCAGGCGTATTCCGGGAACGCAATCATCAATGCCCTTACGATATGGAAATTGATAATTTCGTCTTTTTCCAATGCTGCAGGCATCGTCATATCATACGGAAACCCACCCGGCATATCGTCGATGTCGTCCGGCAGGTTATTCATCATTCGCTCGTGAATTTCCTCTGCCGAGTTTCCTTCCAGGAACTCCGGTCTGTTAAATTCCGGCTGCATACTCTCCACCTCCTTTACAAGCTAATCTCTATTTCTTCATCCCAGTTGCTACCCTTTACCTTGAAGGTTACGTGCATCTGATCGCCTTCCCAGGTAAATTGAAAATCCCGGACATTTTCTGCCCTGGGATTTACCATAATTGCATCTGTGATTGTTCTTTCCACCATAGACTCAACGGTTTTTTCGTCGTCATTATCCATGGCGCGTTCCATCTCGGTACCGATTGAATCGGGGTACGCCAAACAGCGGTACCG